CTGAACCTATTGATCGTAGACGAGGCACATCAGACACGCGAACAAACAATAGAGTTCATCAAGAACAATCCTGACATTCGTGTCGTTGGACTGACCGCCACGCCATTCACGAAGGGGCTTGGCAAAGTCTATGACAACGTAGTCAGCACAGTCACTACCAAGCAATTGGTGGATCAGAACATCCTCGTGCCACTGCGCATATTCATCGCCAAAGAAATCAACATGGAAGGGGCGAAGAAGGTTGCTGGCGAGTGGTCGCAGCAGGAGGCCAGCGAGCGCGGCATGAAGATCACTGGCGATGTGGTGGCAGAGTGGGTCAAGAAAACGCATCAAGTATTTGGCGGGCCACGCAAGACTATTGTGTTTGCCAGCGGCGTAGATCATGGTTCGCATCTCGCAGCCAAGTTCCAAGAGCAAGGATTCAATTTCATTTGCATCAGCTACAAAGATGATGATGAGTGGAAGAAGCAAGTCATCGAGGACTTTGGCAAGCCAGATACAAAGATCGATGGCTTAATCGCAACCGATATCCTGACGAAGGGGTTCGATGTGCCGGATGTAATGATCGGCGTATCGGCCAGGCCGTTCAGCAAATCCCTCTCATCGCACATCCAGCAGATGGGGCGCGTGATGCGCGGCTACGAAGGCAAAGAGTTTGCGATCTGGCTGGATCACTCCGGCAATTACCTGCGCTTCCGCGAAGACTGGGAGGAGGTATTCGAGCAGGGTGTTGGCGAACTGGATGAAGGCAAAGAGAAGGCGAAGAAGGAACCATCTGAGCGCATCAAGGAGGACAGCAAGTGCCCAGTGTGTAGCGCATTGTGGCCTGCGAATTCCGATACTTGCTACAACTGCGGCCATGTTCGCGAGCGACGGAACAAAGTTGTTGCGGTCGATGGCGAGATGGTTGAGCTATCTGGCATGGCATCGCGGGAGAGTAAGCAATCATTCTGGAATCAGATGGTCTGGCTTCAACGGTATCAAGGATGGAGCAAGGGCAGAGCAGCGCACACTTACAAAGATAAGTTTGGTGTATGGCCGCGAGGGCTGGGTGACAACACGCCAGAAACCATCACGCCAGAAACCAAGAAGTTCATCGATAAGAAGATGCGCGAGTTTATGAAATCAATCGGGAAAAGATAATGGACTTCGTACAATTTGCCCGTAGTCACGGGATCATCATTAATGACGTGCCGCCGGTCGGAGTGTGGAAGCGGTATCCAACAGAGGATCACCCGCGCAAGAAGAATGGCGCAGTCAAATACATGGGCACGCATGGGTTCGTGCAGAACCACGCGACCAGCACAGTCGTATCACTCTGGAAGCCAGAGTCTACCGAGCGCAGCAACTTGGACATACGATCAATCGTCATCAGTCAGGCACAGGCAGAACAGCAGCGCATGAAGTTGGCGACCGAGGCCGTGGGCAAGGCAGTGAGGATGCTGAACGACAGTGGCTACCGCACTCACCCTTACTTACGGAAGAAGGGTTTCGACGACGAGCAGGGCAGCGTGCTGATGATTGAGAATGAGCCAGTTCTGTTGATCCCGATGCGCTGCGGCAAGAGCCTGGTGGGCATACAGCAGATATGGGAAAGCGGCACGAAGAAGTTTCTGTACGGCCAGCGCACCAGCGGCGCTACTTTTACCTTCGACAACAAGGGCATCAACATTGTGTGCGAGGGATATGCCACGGCGCTATCCGTTCGGGCGGCAATGAAGCAGCTTAAGCGGCGGTATACGATTCACGTTTGCTTCTCGGCTGGCAATATGGTGCGGGTGGCTGAAGGTCTTGAGCAGGGCATAGTCATTGCTGATAACGATGAGTCCGGTACTGGTCAGAGGGCAGCGGCAGATATTGGCTGGCCGGTCTGGATATCGGATCAGGTTGGTGAGGATGCGAACGATGCACACAATCGGATGGGCCTGTTTGAATTCAGCCAATCCCTCACTCGTTCAATGTTCGATATCAGTCCGGCTCGGCATTACGAACGATAGAGCGCCGTCTGTATGGGGTTGGATCATGGCAAGTGACTGCATGATTTCAACCCCAAGCGACAGGCAACGGTCACCCTGTCCAGTGTAGTCGGTCACAACCCTGACCGAACCATCGTCTGATTCGATCAGGTACAGGGTGAACATCATTTGATTACTCATAAGTTCCCCATTGCTCGGCCATCGCGAGGGCAATCCCTTTATAGGTTTCACTTCGCAGCGCCCAGCGGTCTGCTGATGGCGGTAGTCTATTCTGCCCGCTATCAGTCTGGTTTGCCCATCGTGGTTTGCCGTTGACCATTCGCGGTTCGACGAACTGTGTCGGGCGCAGCGGCGGCAGGTTCTTTAACCACAGACAAGTTTTCTTGCTGGCATCATGCCCAAACTGGTACGGATGGATAGCTTGGTCGAATGGTCGGATGCGCGTTGATATGCAGCCTATCGGGTTTTCAAGGGCGATCCTGTGAATGGGTGCTTCCAACAAAAGCCTGACAATTTCCAGTGCTTGCTCTGTCAAACTCACTCGTTCTGGCACTCTCTTATTCCAGTGTAGCCCGCTGCTGCACAGGTAGGTGCATGGAGGATGGGCAATCATCAAATCCCACCCATCCCCCAGAATATCCAGCACATCACCCTTGTAGTGCGGCCCTTGCGATGCAGTGTCCAGCAGATCGCAAGACATAGCATCGTGACCATGCTCGATAAAGGCATCTCTTACAGTGCCAGAAAACTCACACGCAATTAGTACTTTCATTTGCTATTGCACCCGCAAGACGTAATGACGCTGACCGATACCATCCGACAGATCGATGGATTCGCCGCGCATCATATCGTTAATGATGGCGATATCGTCTGGCCGGTAGCCTACATCTTCCGAGAAGTATTCGACCGAGTGATATTCAACGGTCGGCTGGTCATCGTAGCTATCCCAGTAGCATAGAAATTTTGCTTTGTTCATGGCATTACCCCTTCGTGGATTGGATGAAGTCGGCCAGAAAAATCTCCAGCAAATGAACTCGTGGAGTGTCGGCAAAGTCACCATCTTTGTCGTTCCATGCTACTGCCGCCCGCAGTACGTCATCTGGTACGGAATAAATGCTCCATGATTTCAACGGCACTCCTTCGCAGAGTTCGACTAGCTGGCCGTCTTTAAAATCATAGGAAACGGTTTTCTTGCGCGGTATCCACATGAACTCCAGCGTTTCACCCGCAGCGTAGGCATCCATACTGTCGTAGAGCCCAACAGCTTCATCGTTTATGCCGAGTATCCTGCCATCTTTGAGATGAACGAAGTCGATAGTGCAGCCGCCGCCTGTGTAAACGGTTTCGATTTGGCTAATGTAGTCCATGTTATTCCCCTGTTAAAGTGATAGCGATTTCAAACGGATCGATCAGCGTAAACAACTCAGCTATACGTTCGCGCAGCGGTTCAATATCTGCTGGGCTGAATAGCGGTTCACCTGTGCGGGTGCTGACAATCTCCGCAGGATCATCTTCAAAATGAAACAGCTTGTCTGCTTCGTGCAAGTCCACAACAAAGCGAACAGCTTCCGCTTTGGTGGTGATTGGCTTATGTAGATTCATCGTCTGATCTCCTGTTAAGTGCGCTCGGTAAGCGTCTGATCTACTAGCTGCGCGTTGCCAGACTCCAGCGCGATTAGGTTATTGTCTTGGCCGAAGTGATAGTCCACCTCATCGTGCAAATGTTTCTCTGCGTCTGCGGCGCTGGTTCCCTGTACCCAAACGGTGCATTCAAATTTGTATAAGTTCATCTTCTGATCTCCTGTTGGCAAATGTGAAACATGGTAACGTTACCATGTTTATGTTTTGATAATTGTTATTCAGCAGCGCCGCCGAGATAAGCATCAATCGCACGGCAGATAAGCCATGAATCAACCTCGGCAATGTTTTCCTCGGCGAGATAGTCGGCAATGTAGGCGGCCATATCGCGCAGTTCTTTTTCTGTAATGTTCATATCGTCTGATCTCCTATAGTTCTTCAGCAATTTCATCCTGCGTATTGCAGATGAATCGAATTACTTCTGCGCGAAACGAGGATTCTTTTTCATAGTCCTGCACCATCTCATCCAGTGCTTCGCGGTTCTCGGCGGTCCACAGTACTCGCTCATGGCAATTGCGCGGGTGTGAGTAGAAGCGGACATAAAACAACGGCTTGTGTTCCATGCGTTACCCTTTCTTTGCTTGGTTAATCTTCCAGCCCATCGCCGATATGACGCGGCGCAGACTGGCCTCTGGATACTGACCAGCAGTGATGCTGACAGTCCTATCCTTGTGATTGATCCTGACGATAGTGCCGCTTCTCGGAAGCATCCATGCGCCACCGTCTTTGATCTGGTTGAACATCTGCTCTGTCCACCGCACGGCATTTGCCATGCCATCTTTCGTTTCAATATCAAAATTCATTTCATCCTCCGGTAAAGACTCACCCATACGAACTCACCCATACCCTGCCTCTCCGATCCAGTCCGACCTCATTATCAATTTGATAACGCTGCCCAGGTTTCGCGCTGGCGATGGCGCTGGCACTGCTGGCGCTGCTGCTGCCGCCAGTGCTGGCGCTGCTGATGCTGCTACTGCTGACGGTCTGCTGGCGCTGCTGGCGCAGCTAGAATCGCCTGTAAATAGACGTAAAAAAGCCAGTGCGCCATCGCTGGCGGCACTGGCTGGCTTTAGTCACAAAGAATCGTACATTTCATCCGCGAGCATCAGCATGGCATCATCAGCGCTGATCGATTCACTGGCAAGATCAGCCAGCAGATCGTCAACCATCCGATAATCCAGTTTGCGAGGATTCAAATGACGCGCCATCAAGTGCGGATCGTCTGGAAACGAATACTCAGCTACCATTTCGATCAGACTGCGCGTGTGACCGTACTGAGCATCCAGCAGAGCATCGGACAGATAGAGTGCCAGACCGTCATCATGGTGATCCGAATAGCCGTCTGAGTAATAGCCGCCAGTAGAGTAATGACTGCCTCGGTATCGCTGCCAATCGTCAAAATCTGGCTTTAGCGGATCGCGTGCCACTGGCAGCGAATCCCAATCAACATTGGCAGCAGCGCCAGCCAGCATCTCGAAATATAAGATGTTCAGCGATTCGTTGATCGTATGTTCATTTGAATAGCCGATACTGATGTTTGTACATTCTGGGATCAGATCAATAAACTCTGCCGTGTCCGTATACACACCAGTGTCATCATTCAAGTGCATCAAATTCTGATCGAATGATCCCAGCGCATCGCAGAGTGATTGACCGAATTCATCTGAGCAACATCTGCCCCATCCTTGATGCGTGATAACAGAATCGATGCCGCGACGATCGAAAGCGATGGCCCGATCAAACTGGCGCAGCAGATCGGGATTATTCTTTGCCAGCCATGTCGCGCCGATGCCACCCTTTTCCTCGCCCACAGTGAAAACATAATAGGCAGCGATGCCAGAGTGAATCAAGTGCATCAGCATGGCGCATCCAGCGCCATCATCAGCGCCGAGAACATCGCCATCAGCGTGCCAGTGCGTGCGCGTCTTTTTGATCCGATTCTTGCCAGACTTGCGATGCACAGTGTCAACGTGCGCGACAAATAACGTGCGATTCGCAGTGCTGGCGCGAGTATCAACGTGCATGTTTCCGCAAGAATCAAACTCGGCGCAGATACCATCTGGCAGATTATCAGCCAGCCAGCGCGAGAATTTAAGTGTAGCTGGCGCAGCGTGCGGTCTTTTGACCGATAGTGCGCGATCCAGTGTCTTATATAGAATGATCATGCTGCTGCCTCGCTTTCGTTATCGTTTCGCAGTGCGTAAGTGCCATCATCCAGCAGTACGCAATCCTCGATATGCTCATGCGTACAGGTATCCTCGCAAAAGACTGCGAAAGTGCAGTCGCTGGATACCCAGATATCCTGCTGATCTAAGTACAGTGCATCGTCGCGATGCGCGTGTTCCTCTGTGTCATCCAGCCAAACGATGCCGTTATAGTCAAAATAATGATCGACATAGTGCATTTCGCGCGACGATACCCATGTGCAATCGCTTTCGTGCGCGTAATATTCGTTGCCTGAATATCCAATGGCGCGTGCGTACTGATCGGAGCAGCTTTCGCAGACCAGACGATCTTCGTATCTGCCTGCCCATATATGACTGCCGTGATTGATGTTGATTCTGCTATCACAATCCTCGCAGTGCGAAACATCTTCATCATCCAGATGACCGTCTGTGTTAGTGCAACAATAATCGCCAGCATCAGTTATTAGCAGATGACCGGAAAATGATGTGCCAGCCATATGCACGCGCTGGGTATCGCCATCCAAATATGGCGCAGTCCAGCCGCCGTCTGGATGATCGATCAGTGCCAGCCGCAAACCATCCCAGCCATCGCAATAGGAATAGCCTTGCGACTGTAGCCAGCTATTGAGTGCGTTATCAATTTGAGAATGACCGCGATTATTTTCTACTGCGCCGAATGATCTAACGAATGATTTTGATTCTTCGTTGATCAGCGCGCGCGCCATTACTGCGCCATTTTCGAGGCGCACTGCCAATCCCCAGCCGAATTTCGGATCATATGTGCGATAAGGATGCCAGCCGCCAGATCGCCAATTTCGGCGCACCATGCAAGATGCTGGCGATTCTGCCAGCCATGCGAGCATTTGCTCCATCTCATGCGTGATCTGGAATTGATGGTTGCCATACTTGGCGCAGATATCCCGAATAATGTGCGACTGAATATTCGGGAAATGCTCTGTTAAATATTTGGAAATGCCGGTCACGGTCTGGCGATCAGAGAATCCATGATCTTCGTTGCGCGTATAAGCCAGCCGCGCGGCATCTTTAATTGATACATGGGGCCACTGCAATACCAGTAAATGCCAATCTGCCGGTGGCGCAGTCATTACTGCCTCGCGCACTGCTGGATGCAAAGGGTATTTATGTTGCTCGCGTGCGTGCCAGAGATGATCGGCACTAGGATGATGGCGCAGCACTTGCGCCAGTGTATCCATCCAATCAAGGCGATTTTTTCCGCAGTAATCAGTCATTTTTAGCCTCCAGATCTTTAATCTCAAGATGCGTTAGCAGTGCGCCGAATAAGGTGAAGGGGATGAGTAATAGCTGCGTGCCGTGTGCGTAGCCGGTAAATGGCAGCGCGATAATTGCGCCGAGGATGATCATCCAGCCAGCGAATAGCATTTGAAGAAATAGCTTTTCCATTATGTGCCTCACAATTTTTCAGTTTGAACGTTGATCGAATAGCCCAGTGCCTTGATTGTTTCCAGTGCGTGCGATGGCAGTGTTTTGAAGCCAGCCAGACGCGCCAGCAGCAGTGCCTTTTCACACACTGGATAGACAACCCTTAGACCGTATTGACCAGTGATTCGTACAGTAATTTCCATATGCGACCTTTATTATCAAAGAATTAACACGCACAATATGTGCCTCGCTTTTATCTCATGGATCAATGCCACTGACTAATTGATATTATGTATTGCATCCCAGGATTCGATAGCAGTGCTATGGCCTGGCCGAGATTGATTGCTTTTCCCTATTTGTTCCTGTATCGTCGCGCCAGATCAGCGAGCAGAGCGAGCAGCAGCATGAAACGGAAAGACATAAAGGCAGCTATACAGAAACGAGGCGGGATAGAGGCAGCACTGATAGTGCCGAAAGGTACGTTGACCAGTAAACAACGGAAGTTTGCTGAAGCTATTGCGGCAGGGGAAACAGGCGCAGCAGCGTACAGAGCAGCATATGACACAGAGGCAAGCGCACATTCACAGAGTAATGATGCCACCCGATTAAAGCGGCATCCTGTGATCAGCCAGCAAATAGAGGCACTCAAGCTGGCAAATGAGGCGATGGCATACGCATCTGCTGAGCAAGTGAGGCAGTTGGTAATTCAATCACTGATTCAAACACTCATCGATCCCGAAACGAAAGCGGCTACCAAAGTGTCGGCGGCTAAAGTACTGGGTAACGTTACTGAAGTGGCGGCATTCACGCAGCGATCCGAAGTGACGCACGTTAAAGACAGTGGATCGATTCGCGATCAGATCATGGCGCAGCTAAAGACAGTCATCCTCGATGCCAGCGATGCCGAAACGATAGACGCTGATCAGCTATTGAGTGAACTCGCTGGAAACGCTGGCGATTCTGGGGAAAATGAAAATCTGGCTGGCGATGCGCCCACCGGAGAGGGGGATGCCAATCTGACAACCAGGAGTCACTCGCGCACTTTACATAGTAATCCCCACGAACAATCCGATCAAAATTCGGACTCACGTATTCCCCAGCAAGACCCCCCGTCATCTTTTGAAAATGACAACACGGGGGATGATATTTTTGACGACGTTGCGTTTATGGCGTTGAATACGGAAACACCCCCTTTGTCTTCTGAAATGGAAGAGGGTGGGGGGGATATTTTTGGAGAAAAAGATGATGTTGCCAAACGATAAACATGGTAACGTTACCACGTTTCATGAATAACAACATTGAGATAAATAGAGAGATGGTGGCTCGTCGGCGCGAGATGACGCGAGATGAGTGTATGGAGGTGGGAATGACGCCTGCGCAGAAAGAGGTGTTTTTGATCGTGGATGAGTGGTGGAAGAAGTATGGGTTTGGTCCGTCGATCCGGGATATATGTGAGATACGTGGTAAGGGCGGGATGGGGAATACGCACGAGATACTGGGGCGGCTGGTGAAGTTAGGTGTGGTGAAGCGGGTGAAGGGGAGCGGGCGGAGTGTTAGGCCGGTGTATATCAACTTCAGGACGTTGGAGTAATGGACTTAAGTGAACTGATAGGCAAGCTGCCACCAGCGGAGCAGGACAAGCTGCTGGAGCAGGTGAGTCAGTACAAGGATGCGGTCGTGCGAGAGCGGGCGCAGGGTAAGTTCATGTCGTTTGTAAAAGAGATGTGGCCGGGGTTTATCCATGGCAGGCACCACGCCATTATGGCTAAGAAGTTCGAGGAGATTGCGGAAGGCAAGCTGAAGCGGCTGATTATCAATATGCCGCCGCGACATACAAAAAGTGAGTTTGCGTCGTACCTGTTACCGGCGTGGTATCTGGGGCGACATCCTGATAAGAAGGTGATTCAAACGTCAAATACGGCTGAATTGGCGGTTGGATTTGGCCGTAAGGTCAGGAACCTGGTAGATAGTGAGCAATATGCAAAAATTTTCCCCAACGTGGGGTTGCGGGCAGATTCTAAGGCGGCTGGCCGATGGGCGACTAGCCACGGCGGCGATTATTTTGCTATCGGTGTTGGCGGTACTGTTACTGGTAAGGGTGCTGATCTCCTTATTATTGACGACCCCCACTCAGAACAAGAGGCCAGACTGGCTCAAGGCGATCCGTCCGTCTTTGATAGTGTTTACGAGTGGTACACCTCTGGTCCACGGCAGCGTTTACAGCCTGGAGGCGCGATTGTTGTCGTGATGACGCGCTGGTCGGACAAGGATTTGACCGGCAAAGTGCTGAAAAGCGACTCAACAGAGTGGGAAGTCATCGAATTCCCGGCCATTTTGCCGTCTGGCGGCAGCCTGTGGCCCGAGTTTTGGTCGCTAGACGAGCTATCAGCGCTAAAAGAGGAGCTTCCGGCCTACAAATGGAACGCCCAGTACCAGCAAAAGCCTACTGGTGAGGAAGGTGCGATTGTAAAACGGGACTGGTGGAAGATATGGGAGCCAGATAGACCCCCGCCCTGCCAGTTCATCATCCAAAGTTGGGATACTGCGTACACAAAGAACCAGCGGAGTGACTATTCCGCGTGTACGACGTGGGGGGTGTTCAACAAAGACGAGGATGAGGGCGATGTGAACATCATTTTGCTGGATGCGTGGAAGGGAAAGGTGGAATTCCCGGAGCTAAAGCAGAAGGCGAAGGAAATGTATGACCAGTGGGAGCCAGATGCCTGCATTATTGAAGCCAAAGCGGCGGGTACGCCCCTGATATTTGAGCTGCGGCGCATGGGTGTCATGGTTCAGGACTTCACTCCGACACGCGGCAACGATAAGTTTGTGCGTTTGAACAGCGTTACAGACCTATTCTCTTCCGGTAAAGTGTGGATACCTGACCGTCGGTGGGCGGAGGATGTGGTGGAAGAATTTGCGCGCTTCCCCAATGCCGAGCATGATGACTTGATGGACTCGGGGGTGCAGGCGCTGATTAGATTTCGGCAAGGCGGGTTCTTGCGGTTGGATTCCGACGAGGAAGATGAGCCGCTGTCCAGAATGAAGAGGAGTTATTACTGATGGTTGGGTCTACTTTTATGTATTACGAGCGGGCTATGCCGCCTGACTTTTGTGACTACGTTATCAAGAGTGTGGACTGGTCGTACGCTGGGTCTGGCGCAACACAGGAAGAATCTGGCGAGGAATCTACAAGGCTTCGCAAGGTTAAGGTTATGCCGGAGCACTTAATGTCTCCGCTTGGCTCGGTCTGTAAGAACTACATGATTGACGGCAACAGCAGGACGCAATGGAGCGCGTCGATTTGCGGCTTCGACATTCCACAGATTCTGAAGTATGAGACCACTGACCACTACTGGTGGCATCACGACGTGCTTCCACCCAAAGATGGGAAGCAACGGCGGGTCTCGCTATGTATGTTGTTGAATGACCCGTCCGAGTTTGAGGGTGGGCAGCTTGAAATTAAAGACAAGACTGACAACGCATTAAAAAACAAAGGCGACATTATTGTGTTTGACTCAACCGCAATGCACCGAGTCGCCCCCGTAACTAAAGGTATTCGTATCTCGGCTGTTTGCTGGGCTTACGGATTTTATGAGGAATGATCATGGCGACAAATTTTGACAAGGCACTGTACCAACTCCCGGCCGGTATGGACGAGGATGTGATGGCGGCAGAGCCAATAGAGATTGAGATCGAAGACCCGGAAGCCGTGCGTATCGGCCTTGGTGGGTTGGAGATTGAGATTGAAAAGGTAGAAATTGAAGACGACTTCAACGCCAACTTGGCCGAGGAGATGTTGGAGGATGACCTGCAAACCATCGCGGCTGATCTGCTGTCGGACTTCCAAGACGATATAGATTCCCGCAAAGACTGGATGCAGACCTACGTCGACGGCCTCGAATTGCTGGGCATGAAGATCGAGGAACGAAGTGAGCCGTGGGAAGGCGCTTGCGGCGTGTACCACCCTCTGCTGTCAGAGGCGCTGGTGAAGTTCCAAGCCGAGACGATCATGGAAACATTTCCAGCATCGGGTCCGGTGAAGACCAAGATTATCGGCAAAGAGACCCCGGAGAAGAAAGACGCGGCAGAGCGGGTTCAGGATGACATGAACTACCAGTTGACCGAGGTCATGAAAGAGTACCGCCCAGAGCATGAGCGCATGTTGTGGGGCTTGGGTCTGGCTGGCAACGCATTCAAGAAGGTGTACTACGATCCGTCGATTGAGCGGCAGGCGTCGATCTTCGTCCCGGCAGAAGATGTGGTTGTGCCGTACGGCGCGAGCAATCTGGAGACGAGCCCGCGTGTCACGCATGTGATGCGTAAGACAAAGAACGAACTGCGCCGCCTGATGGTGGCTGGCTTCTACCGGGATGTTGATCTGCCCGAGCCAGACAACGTGCTGGATGATGTTGAGAAGCGGATCGCCGAGAAGATGGGCTTCCGTGCAACGACGGATGACAGATACAAGCTGCTGGAGATTCAGGTTTATTTGGATTTGCCGGGGTTCGAAGACAAAGACGACGACGGCAAAGAAACAGAGATCGGCTTGCCATACATTGTGACTATGGAAAAAACTTCGCAAGAGGTTTTGGCTATCAGACGCAACTGGCATCCGGAAGATAAATCTTGCCAAAAGAGGAACCACTTTGTTCACTACCCGTATATCCCCGGCTTTGGATTCTATGCCTTCGGTCTTATTCACCTTATTGGCGCTTTTGCTAAGTCTGGTACTTCTATTATTCGTCAGCTTGTTGATGCTGGGACTCTATCGAATCTGCCGGGCGGTCTTAAGACTAAGGGCATGCGAGTCAAGGGTGATGACACTCCAATTGCACCCGGCGAGTTCCGAGATGTGGATGTCGCCGCCGGGACCATCCGGGACAACATCCTCCCACTTCCGTATAAAGAGCCGAGCCAAGTCCTCCTTGGATTGATGAACCAGATCGTTGAGGAAGGCCGTCGCTTTGCTGCTGCGGCTGACCTCAAGGTTGCTGACATGTCGGCCAATGCACCGGTCGGCACCACGCTGGCTATCCTCGAGCGCACCCTGAAGGTGATGTCGGCGGTGCAAGCGCGTATCCACTACGCGATGAAGCAGGAGTTGAAGCTGCTGAAGGACATCATCCGCGACTACACCCCGGATGAGTACGACTATCAGCCGGTGGAAGGTTCGCCCCGCGCCAAGAAGTCGGACTACGACGATGTGGATGTTATTCCAGTGTCCGATCCAAACTCGGCCACGATGGCGCAGAAGGTTGTGCAATACCAAGCAGTCATGCAGATGGCACAGGCCAACCCACAGATCTATGACATGGTGGAGTTGAACCGTCAGATGCTTGAGGTGTTGGGCATCAAGAACGTCGGCAAGCTGGTGCCAAGCTCGGA